ATCTGAAACTGAGTAATCAGATTGAGAGTAGTCTGCATTCTGAACAAAACAACCTTCAAGTTGCCATTGCTCATTAGGGTTACCTGAGTTACCGTCTAAGATTTCAATTAGAGTAGAGAACTTATAGTTAGTACCTGCCGCCGGACCTGCTTGATTTCTATGGTTCAACTGCGATTGTACTTGTCTACCAACTAGTTTAGTTAAGTTGTTTGCAATATCGTCACGTAGAGTAATTGTGATTGGTTCCCAAGTGTGTTTACCCATCATGTACATACGTGAGTTATATGAATCTACTGGAATTGATTCGTGTGTAATCTTTGGTCTAGTCACATTCATTACCTGTCTTGTGAACTCTGTAGTGTTAGCTGTAACACCACCGAAACCTGCGACTTGAACACGGAAACGATAATTAAGTTTTGGCTGTAGGATACCTGATCCAGTTACGTTATCACCGGAATCTGTAGGTACACCGAAAGTATTTAATGTTCTTGCCATTGTTTTGTCTCCTAAAAAGTTTCGAAACTTTGTTTATAAGAGTATTTATCAATAATGTTAGGAATTAAAGTTGTATTTAATAAAAAAGCCCCTTATTACTAAGGGGCTTTAATAAACTTGTTATTTTCTCTAGTATTATGCTAAAGACTCGCCTGTATTTCTGATACGTAGCGGAATGTAGATGAATTCTACAGATTTAACTGGTTGAATTGCAACATCTACCCATAACTCGTTTCTATCGATACGAGCAGGTGTGTTGTTTGATTCATCACAAACTACTAAGAAGTCATACAAGCCTCTGTTAGTAACTAGTTCACCACAGAAACGTTCTACTGCATCACGCATGTTGTCACGTGTAATCTTATCATTCTGTTCGAATAAGAAACCACGAGATAATTGATCCAAGTTATAACGCATATAGTTTGTTAGTCTTGCAACATTGATACGGTCAAGTGCTGATGCAAATGCCTGTGATGTTTTCTGACCATAAACTACTAGACCTTGATTTGGAAGGTCTGCGATTGGATTCATACGACTTGTGTAAAGAACATCTCTTTGTCCGTTGCTTAAACGTACTTGTGAGAATTCATTTTCAGAGTTTACATAACCAACTTTACTTGCGTTAGTTACAACACCACGTGTCAAACCTGCTGGTGCGAACCATGGGAATGATACTTGGTCTGAGAATGCGATTGTACGTAGTGCAATAGCTGATGATGGAATAACTACATCGTTACCTGATAAATCACTTGATAGACCATGTGGATAATAAACACCTGCATATGTTTCTGCTGGCATATTATCAGTTGCCCAATTCTTAAGTGATGTTGAGTCTGATGCTAGATCCATTGGTGTATCACCGATAACAAATGCGATTTCTTTTTTATCTTTGTTTAAAGAAATCATTTCATCCATTAACTCTGGATAACCTGGTGAAGAGATTAAGTTAAAGTAAACTGCTTCTGAACGAATACCATCGTTGCTTGATAATGCACCTTGCATTGCTTCAACAACCATGTGACGTTGTGCATGTTTACCGAACTTACCTGAGCCATCTAAGTTTAGACCTGATGCCCATTCCCACTTACCGCCAGTATATTTCTTGACGTTGTAAGTAGAGTAGTCCATGTTAACTAAAATCATACTTTCTGGGTATAGTTCAGCATTTGGCGTATTCGCATGTGCAGTACGTGTATTAGCACCGCCATTGTCGTTATACGGAGCATCCGCTGAATAGTGTCCGAACACTACACCGTTTGTTGATGATTGGTCTGCGTTATCACGTTTTACCCACTCAGCACCTGACCATGTGTAGATTGCTGGGTATGGCATTTCGTCACCGTCAACCCAGATGTCACCTGCCTGTAGAGGAGATGTTCCATCTTTACGAGTTGTTGGCATACCAGTACGTAATTGTAGTTCTACTGGAGCAACGTTGTTAACGTCTTCTGACCATGCATGTTTAATCCATTCCATTTGTGTACCATTATACACGTTCTTTAGAATTTCAATTTTTAAATCTGAGTTATACCATAGAGTTCCTTCTGATACATCACCTTTTGGTGTTGAAGAATTTGCTTCGTATGATAAATCAGACCACACACTGTCTACAAGTGAAGACTGTGAGAATCCCATATCACCAAAACCTGATGTAAAGTCTAGATTTAGTTCTTTACCATCTGTTTTAGTAAATCTTACTACAGTCTGGCCAATTTTTTCAACTTTTACTTTTGCTGTGTTTAATGCAGAGTTTGATTGCATTTGAACAATTAGTGCATCAAGTGTTGAAGCATTTGGTTGAAACTGTACACCTTCAATAGTGAAGTCTGCTGTAATTGAAGCAGTATTTGGATTTGGATTCGATGTGATTACTGTTTCAGTTTTGCCTGTGTGTCTACGTAGTTCTACAAAGCCTTTAGTTGCATTGTATCTTACATATACATCACCTGCATCAATTAAATCTGCACTTGCGGCATCATCTGATGCATAAACTGGTGCTTGAACTGATGTAAATAAACCTGATGTTGCATCATATACTGATACTCCTAGGTCTAGTCCACCACCTTGTTTTGTTAAACGTACATAAACATTTCCTGTAGTCAATGATGATGTTCCGTCTGACTGTGTTGTTGGTGCAAATCTATTGAATTGGAAATCTGATGAACCGGTGTCGCCTAAGACAACCCAGTTAACACCAACTTTTTCCCAAAATGTAATTTTTGTTGTTGACGCTACAACGGCAATGTCACCTGCTGAACCATATGTGTTCACTGGTGAAGCAAATCCGTCTGCGTTAATGGCTTCAACATTTCCTGTACCTGGTGCATCAATCAATACTGCCGGAGTTACTGCTTTCCAGTCACTACCGTCATGTTGAAAAACGCCAAATGCAGAAGATGAAGTGTCGTGCCAATATGTTCCTGATGTAATTGCGCCTGCAGGCTCGGCAGTAGTAGCTTCTAACTGTGCTAAGTCAATTGGTGCTCTCAATACATAAGCGTTATTTGATACGCCAAGATATTGATAAGCCGCTAAAAGACCATATTCACTAGTTTCTGCTCCTTGCACAACCGATCCGCCAACTTCGTAGAACTTAGGCTCTCCGAAAGTCTCAACTAATTCTCGTTGTGAAGAAACTAGATATGCAACACCGGCATTTTGCTCAAGTGTCCCAGAAGCGATTGCTGAACCAGATGCGTCTGTTTTGTTTGTTGCAGTTGCAACAACTATTAGTGGAAGTGTACCTTGAGTAGCCGCCGCATATTGCGATTCATCAACTACTGTAACTGACACGCCCGGTGATACTAATGTAGGCATTCTGTTTCTCCTTTTTCTTAAATTGCTTTTGAACAATTTTTAAATTGCTACATATATTTATCGGAAATGGAGAAAAAAAGGCGTTTTTAGAGTTAACTACGTAGACAATAGGTCTGAAACTTGGCTATATAGATGCTCCAAGTCTTTAGAGTTGTCGAATTCTACATCAAAGTCCCATCCAGCCCAACTATACTCACTCTTATGCACATCTGGATATCGTTTCATAGGATCAATCATGTTTTCTGATGTTGATTGATTAGCCTTACAAGCACTGTCCCACCATTCTGGCTTTTCTTTACGCCATACTACAGTGGTCTTACCACCTAGTCGTTTGATAACATCTAATTCATTGTAAAATCTGCAATCAGAAATGACTACATTTTTATCTGTTAGTTCTACTTGTCTTTCACATGCCGCTACCCAGATATCTGGATGAAAGTTCATTCTGAATACATCTGTGCCTACATGTTGTAAAGCCCATCTTGGTGTAAAGTTAGGAATACCTAATCTATCTGCCCACCATTCATCTACTTGTTCTCTGAATACTCTGCTTTCTGATGTATTGCCTTCTAGAAGAATTCTATCCCAACCGAATATATTTGCACATGCATCTTTTAGTACTCCTGCAAAACTAATTCGTTGAAACCCGTTTTCAATTAAGTGACCTGCGACTGTATCTTTACCATGACCTATCAACCCACAGATACCTATAATTTTTTTCATATAATCCTCAAAAGAATGTTATACAGTATTATCGTTACAGATAAACCGGCTATAACACTACACCAAAATCCTATCTTTGTAACTAGTAACCCAAATATAACAAAAAATACAAGGCTTGTCAAGACAAAATATGTAGTTTCAAAACTAAACTTTGCAAAAGTCTCTGCATCTACGCCTGAATACCACATAAAAATCATAGCAAGAAAGGCAGTGAAAGGTATACCCATCAAAAGAGCCGCCATAGTAGCATTACGTAAAGCCATCATACTAACTGATGCTACTAATATTCCTGATATAAGTGCTTTTAAAAAGAATTCCATAAATCTAACACTCCTAACTTTTCTATCATAGTATTTACTCTAATATCATTTTCTTTTTCTTTGTCTATAATTTGTTCGAGTGTATATGAATGTTTTGTTTCTTGGTTTATAAAATCTAGTAAGTATTTCAATCGTTCTTGTCCATCAAATTCTGATTTTAATAATTGTGTTAGTTTTTCTTTTGTACTCTTATCTAAATTTTTTAATGACATGTGTTCTGGATAATCTAATAAATCAAATCCAGGCATTTTGTTAAACTTCTTATACGCATATTCAATTACATCTTTCATTAAATGAATATTAAAGACGTTTACTACTGTATGCATACCTAAGTCAACATTATCAGTTTTATGCTCTATAAAGTGATTTATGGTGCTCTCAATAGTATCCCACTTGTGTGGAGGTCTAAGTATTTCATTTGCCTCACCAATTGCATCAATACTAAACGTGATCCTAACTTCTTTTAATTTAGACCACAAGTCAAATATTTCTTGCTTTGGTATTATAGTACCATTGGTATGATAATATACTCCTACATTTTCTGGTTTGTCTGATGTGTTTACAATCTGTGTTAAAAAATCCGCATGTTTCTTATCTAATAAAGGCTCGCCACCAACAAATTTAACATATTCTAATTTAGATAAATCAGTATCATAATATTTTAAGTCAAATGAATCTACAGAAACATCAACTGACATTCCTGGGTTCTTTATTAATTTCCATTTACTACTAAAATTGTCATTACACATTCTGCATGACAAATTACAATGCGTTGACAAAGCAGTTTCTATGTATCTTATCTTTGGTTCTTGACCTATAAATTTATCATAATCTCTAAATCGTTGTCTAAACGATTCTATGCCACTATCTTCCGCATGCCAACATTTGATACACATTGGAAGTTTTTCGCCTTTCAACATCTTGTCTCTTATGTCATTAAAAAATTTAGAATTGAATGCATTATGCAAACCATCTGATAGTTTGGGTGCTTCGTCAATGTTTGGGATATTTTTTTCTTCTACAAAACAACAAGGCAGAACAGTACCATCTACCTTAAGCCTCGTATGAGACCATAGCAATGAACAAGCAGTTTTAGGTAAATTATCCAATTACAAATCCTAGAGGAGCAGATCCGTCAGTGTACGTCTGCAAGTCAGTTTCTAGTTTATCAAGTAGGACATCTGCCTCTTGTTTCATTGCGTCACCGTTTAGTGTAACGCCACCTTGAGCGCCTGGTAACGAACCAAACTTACTTCTTGCTTCACCTAACATCTTCTTACAATATGCAAGTGTGTAATCTCTCATCCAAGATTTTAAATAAGGGTCTTTGATTAGTTCATCTTCTGGACGTTCTAAATGAACATGTAGAAGAACCATTTCATCTGCCCTCATTCTACGTAGTAGTTTTATTTTCTTAGTTGTTGGATTCCAAATAAATTGAATATCAGTTGCCGCTACTCTGTTTAATGCTTCACGATATTGTGCAAATGCATCAAATGTAGCAATACCACCAATGTGATTATTTAAAAAGAAATATGAATTAGCATATGCTAGTTCAAATGGATCCATATCAACACCACCTGAAATACCATGACCAAAAGAACGATGCCAAACTTGCTTAACTTCCATAATTTCTTTTGGAAGAGTATATTCATCTACATCTTTCTTTAACTCTATTGAGTAGAAATCTTCTTCAACTGCATTTTCGGATCTTTGTTGTATCTTTGATAAAGCAACTTCAACTGCTAAATCATAATGATCCGGATCCAATTCGATATCAACCATTCCGTCGCCTAATAATAGACGAACCTCTTTGATTAACTCATTTCTTACTTTGCTATTCTTTGGCATTGATTATCTCCAATATAATGTATTTATCATTTTTGTAATTGGAGCCAATAAAAAACCCACTAACAAGTAGTGGGTTTTTATAAATTTTAGATTTTTTAACTAATTATTAAGCTATTACAAATCCACGTTC